AGTTGCAACAATATGTTGACAAAACATACGACCAACACTACGCAACCGACAAGTATCAAGCCACGGATGTTATTATTGACAGTGGGCATGGTACTGGTTTTTGCTTGGGCAATGTAATCAAGTATGCTAAAAGATATGGTAACAAGGGTAGTGCCTGCGATGCAAGAAATGATTTGATGAAGATCTTGCACTACACGTTAATCCAGTTATATATTCACGATGAAGAGAATAAAACTAAGGACCGTAATCCAGCCTATGGCCCTTACCCTGAGTATAACAAAAATTATAGTGCTGCACCTTTTCATCATGACCCAAATGCACATATCCCACGGGGTGAATGGAACTTTAGTATAGACGCAGCAACAGTCGAGGAATGGAATGAGGTTAACAGAAAATTTATCTCAGAATCGGGGGGTTTCAACCCGGATGCCTTTAGTATCTCCGATTAATCCGGTAGCTAAACACGCACATAAATTCAATCGCACTACAGTTATGATTGACCGCAAAAAAGAATCAAAGAAAAATCCACCCAAGGAGAAAATCGATCAATATATTTAAACTTAATGAGTGTCCTGTAAAATCTGCACAGGAACAATGCGATGAGCATATCCGAAAGATGTATATCGAATCCGGTCAAATGCTCTCCACTGCACACCGTATGCTAGATGGTTATGTAGAACGCAGGCCCTCGAAGTCTGGTAAAACAATAATCAATTACTGGCGTCATCCAGATGATAATATGGAAGTATCTTTATACGGTGCTGTTCATCACAACCATCCATCTACTATCTGGACTCGTGAATCCAAAGACAACTATCTCTGGCACTACGAACACTTTGTTGCATTGTTAGATGAGTTCACACATCGATTCGGTAAAGTGTCAAAGACTGATGTTCAATTGCGTTATCCTTTGAGTAACATACCTAAGAACATTCCAGATATTGGACCGACACCATTTAAACTTGCTATGGGTGATAGCCCAGAGTGTATGTTCCCCGATAATCCTGTAAAATCTTATCGTGCTTTTTATCATACCAAACAAAAACGTTTTTCGATGAACTGGAACAAGAACAGACGGATGCCAAACTGGTTCACTAAATACTCTATGAAGACATCATAAGGAGTCGGATATGGGTTGGGATTTATTGTTAGTTCACGTTTTGTTTATTGCGGGGTGTGTTTTCTTTTCATATCGTGCTGGTCAAAACTCTGGTGGTAACACTGTAGTCGAAGTTCTTATGGACAAAGGTCTAATCACAGAAGAACAATTAGACAGGGCTTTCGAGCTAGAAGAATAAAATAGAGGTTTAGATTATGAAAATATTGGGTGTGAATACTTCCCATGAAAGTAGTTTTTGTTTATTGGAAGATGGGCAGATAACTAAATTTGCTGAAGAAGATAGGGCTCGTAGACAAAAATATTGGTCTATGGAAGAAAGAGGTTACCATAGTTTTGTCTCTCTTCAAACGAATATGCATTTGTTCGAAGATTTAGATTATATTATATTCTCTTCATTTGATAGGAGAAATGCATTTTCCGCAGATGAAAAAAATGGTGAATATATTATTGACCCTGTTAAAGGGGGTCTGACCACTTGGCAAGAAGCAGAACAATTCATGAACATGTGGAATGCCAAACAACTAAGTCGCGACCACTATGAACATCTATGTAAAGTTTTCCCAGGCACACTAAAAGAAATAAATTGGGAAGATACTCTATATCCATATATGGATGAGGAATTAAATAGAAGAGTAGTTAATGCTCATTTTCCGAACATAGATGAAGGAAAAGTTATCTTTCATCCTCCATCACATCATGTGTATCACGTATTGTCAGGATATCATTTCTCACCATGGAATGGTTCAGAGGAGGCTATTGGTATTGCTTGGGACGGTGGTGGAGCAAAAACCTATCATGAACAATGGCCTGATTATCAAGAAGTGGAAACGATTTGGAAATTGATTCCTGGTGCCAATCCAGTTCCACAATGGAAGAGGATGTCTAATTCTAGGGCCCTCGCATCGTTGGCAATAAATGGATTCCCTCATCTAGGACACGAGGAATATCCCCGAACTATGTGCATATCCCAATCCAAAGAAATCCATACGGGTATAGAGGATGGGGTGGAAGTTGTTTTTGATTCTAAGACTTCTAACGGTATGAACTTTTCGGAATTGTGTGTCGCTAATGGGTTTGATGATTTGGGTCGAAATTCTGGAAAGGTTATGGGTTGGGCTGCTTACGGTAGACGTTGGAATGAAGATGAAGAATACGATACTGGGTCGATTAATTCCTACAACCTGGCAGAAATTACACATTATATGCAACGGGAATCTTTTGACGACGCTGTTGAGATTATTCAACGAGCTATTGATTTAAATCCAGATTGCAAAAATATTGTTTTGAGTGGTGGATTTAGTTTGAATTGCACTAACAATTACAAGTACTTAAAAAAGTTCCCCGAACATAAATTTTTTGTTGACCCAGCGGCGAATGATAGTGGTACTTCAATTGGTGCAGCACTTTTTTGTTATAATGATTACATTAATTCCGTGAGGTCAAAATGAAATATAGGACTAATATTTACACTAATGTTGTTAGAGACTTGGATGAGTGTGCTAGTTTGATTGTAGATAATAAACAAATTGTTGCTATTTTTCAAAATGATGCGGAGATTGGTCCGAGGGCTCTTGGTAATAGGTCAATCCTTTTCGACCCTACAAATCCGAATGCTAAAGAAATTGTTAATAGTGTTAAACAAAGAGAATGGTGGCGGCCGTTTGCTGGAACAATTTTACTAGAACATGTTCACGATTATTTTTTTATGGATAGTCTTGAAGAATCACCCTTCATGTCTTTTGCCATAAAAGCAAAACCTTTGGCTAAAACAAAAGTTCCTAGTATTGTTCATTTTGATGATACTTGTAGAATTCAAACTTTGTCAGAAGAACAAAATCCAAATTACTATAATTTGATATCTAAGGTTTACGAAAAGACTGGTGTGCCTATTATCTTTAACACCTCTTTCAATTTGGCTGGAGAGGCTTTGGTTGACACTATAGAAGATGCTATCGATACATGTAATCGTTCTGAAATAAATCAATTGTATGTACCAGAAGACCAAGAAATTGATATACCTTATTATAAAATAAGGGAAAAGTCTTTTCCCATATCGGATGATGAACCTGAATAATAATGTGGTATTATCAAGGTGAACCTTTCACCGAAACTCCAAAAGAATTTCACGGTTTCGTCTATCTTATTACAGATGATTGTGGTAGAATGTACATTGGTAAAAAGTTTTTTTGGAAACCTAAAATACTACCTGTAACAAAAACTCGAAAGAGAAGAAAAAGAACAATTGTTGAAAGTGATTGGAAAACATACCACGGTTCGAATGAGTTACTCAAGGAACATGTCCAAGAAGGTGGTGAAGTTAAAAGAGAAATACTTAGACTCTGCAAGACCAAAGGACAATGTTCCTACTACGAAGCTAAACTTCAATTTGAAAATGATGTTTTGTTAGATGACAACTACTACAACAATTTCATTGGATGTAAAATACATTCCAAACATTTGATTGAGAAATAATATGATACTCCTTGATTTTAGCCAGACAATCATTTCTGGTTTGATGGTACAACTAAAAATTAGTAACGGAAACTTAAGTGAAGATTTGTTGCGACATATGGTCTTGAACTCTATTCGTTCATATCAGAAAAAATATACTGGTGAGTATGGTAAGATGGTCTTGTGTTGCGATTCTAAGAAACCATGGAGACGTGAGTATTTCCCCGCATATAAATCAAATAGAAAAAAGTCAAGAGACAACGACGATAAAAACTGGGGCGAGATTTTCGAAACACTCGACAAAATCAAAACAGAAATTTGCGAGAATATGCCTTACCACTATATGCAAGTTGACCATGCGGAAGCAGATGACATTATTGCAGTTTTGACTAAACACTATCATGGTCAAGAACCGATATTGATTATCAGTGGTGATAAAGATTTCCAACAATTACAAAAGTATTCATCGGTTAAACAATGGTCACCTAATTTAGGTAAGTTTGTAAAACCAGATAACCCCGAAGTGTTTCTCATGGAACATATTTTACGTGGTGATAAATCAGATGGCATCCCAAATGTTTTATCAGATGACGATGCTATTGAAACTGGTACTCGGCAAAAACCTTTGACTAAAAAGTTAGTTCAGAAATATCTAGAAGAGGGTGTGAAAAAAGATGATAAATACTATCGTAACTATTCTAGGAATAGAACATTAATTGATTTAGATAAAATACCTGATGATTTAGAAAATGAAATCCGTGACAAGTTTGATGGTTCCACCCCTCCTACTGGAAAAATTTTCGATTATCTACGAGTGCATCGTCTAGATGAACTCATGGATAACATCAGTGATTTCACTCTTTAAGGAGAACATAATGTCAGAAGAAAAACGTGGTCGTGGTAGACCAAAAGGTGCACCTAACAAACCACTAATGGAACTTCAAACTGAAAGGAAACGATTGACACAAAATGCAGATGTCTTTGAAATTTTGTGTCAAGCAAACATCGTAGCTGGAGAAAGTGAAGATAATGCAATAAACGGTCTTAGGGTTTTCAACCAAAGAAATGGTGCGGTCAAATCTGTGTTGATGTGGGTCTTTAGTGATAACATCGTTTCTCGTTTACCTGAAGGTAAAACACCCTACACTCCAAACGTGGCACCAGCTTCCGATTTAGCGGAGAATGCTTTAAGGTTTGAAGCAAAAAACTTTAAGTACTATGTAACAGACCAGTTATCTTCTAACCGAAGAGAAATGATGTGGATTCGTCTGTTAGAAAGTGTTAACAAGAATGAATCAGAATTGATGGATTTGGTCAAAGACAAGAAGTGGCCGTTTAAGAACATCACCAAGTCTATTGCAAAAAAAGCTTTCCCAGAGATTCAGTGAGGGTATTATGGTTGTTGAAAAAAAATCTTTAGAAGAACTTGTAAAAGAATTAACGAAAGTTTCTGAACAGAGGGCGAAAACAACAGTTCCTATTTCACCATCAGTTGTTAGAATTTTATTGCAATCTTTAAATAGATTATTGAAAAGTGGAAATGTATCAATAGAAGAGTGTGAATCACTTGCTGTGGCTAATAAAGAATGCATTGCATCTTTGTTGGAAACTGATTCTATATTAAAAAGGCACGATGAAAATATTCTTAGGTTGCAAACTGAAATCGAAGCAGCTAAGTCGGTGGAGTTGCAGACTCGTTTCGGTAAAAAAGATGAGTTGGTTGATGATGAAAGAAGACTACGTAAGAGTGTTGAAAGTCAGTTAGCTAAATCTGAGGAAACCATAAAACTATTGGAATCTAAGTTGATGGTTTTGGAAAAGCAGAAGAATGTTACTGAAACACCTAAGAGTGGAACAAACAAACCAAAAGTAACCTCATCAAACTTGGCTCCCAAAATAAACGAATCTTGGCAACAGATTATTATACCTTCAGAAAATGAACTGGCTCAAATGTCAAAACAAGAAATTGCAGATAAGTCAAAAGAACTTGGATTTGATGTGGATACCAATGATGTTAAAAAAATTATGATTGAAAAATTTGTTAAACTGTCTGAAGAGTTGGTTAACAAGTTAATGAAAAAATAATGGTAAGACGCCGAGTACATCAAAGACTGCCCGACATCTCAAAAACAAAAATCGATTCTTACAACTCTGAAACATTGAGTTGTGAATATGATTTTATCTCAAAGGAATTGTGTGAGGGATACTATTGTTTAGACATACCGTATAGTCTTGCTGTTAAGCTTGGTATGAATGCTATGGATAATGGAAAGTATTGTTATTCATATTTACAAGATGGTGTTTTCTATATTTCTCAGTTTGAACTTGCTTTCTTGAATAAGAATTTCAATAGAATTATATTTAAAAAGTATAATCAAAATCCTAGAAATCCGATTGATGAAATTGATGATAATGTCTCTGTTGCGATAAAGAAAAACTCGTATGGATTTAGTGTCGGTGATGAATTAGGATTCTCATATCAAAGAGAAGTACCCGATGGAGCGGAAAGATATATCTATGCAAAATTATGAGAAGATACCTGTAGTCGATAAACACAATCAAAATACTTTTTTGGAAAGACGGCGTGAGTTTGAAAATTCACATTTCCAGAAAGGTGTTTCTGGTATTATGGATTCAATTTTTGTTATTGATGTAAGTACATCCGATTTGTGTAATCGGACTTGCGTTTTTTGTCCTCGACACAATCCAGAAGTTTATCCCAATCGTAACCTTCATATGACAGGTGAAGGTGCAGAAGTTATCTCAAAGAAAATTGCCGAAATCAATTTCAAAGGCACCATTGCGATTTCTGGTTTCTGTGAAAATTTACTGAACCCAAACATTCTTGACATTATCCAACAATTTCGCAAATACAATCCAGACATTTGGATTGAGTGTAATACGAATGGTGACCCCCTAACAAAAGAGTTTATCCATGATTTGTTTGATAGAGGATTGAGTTGTTTGCATATCAATCTTTACGATGGACCAGAACAAGTGCCGGTCTTTGATGAAATGATAGAGGGATTGGATGATGTCGAACAGAAAATTAAATATCGAGTCCACTGGTCACAAGAAGATTTTGGAATCATATTTAACAATCGTTCTGGTTTAGTTGATTGGTATGGGCAGGAGGATGCATCACTCGATGAGGTGAAAGATTCGCCATGTTACGTTCCGTTTTACAAATTGTTTATCGATTGGAACGGTGATGTTTTATTTTGTGCAAATGATTGGGGTAGGAGTCGCGTTGTCGGAAATGTCTTACAACAATCAATTAAAGAAATCTGGTTATGCAAAGAGTTGAACAAAATTAGAAAACGACTAGCAAAGGGTAACAGGAAACACAAACCTTGTAACACTTGTAGCGTCAGGGGTACATTGGTTGGTGGTAATAGTTTTGATATGTTGGTGAATTACTACGAGACAAAATGAAAATTGGAATAACAGGTTCATCGAAACTAGCAGAATATTTAATGGAGAATGTTGATGCGGAGTGGACATCTTATAGACTTATAGATGGCGACATTAGTTCAAGTTGTGCTTTTGATTGTGATGTGTTTATCAATCATGCTCACGTTGAGTGGGGTCAAATTGAGTTAACAGAAAAGTTTTACCACCAATGGAAAGACGATGATAGTAAATTACTAATCAACATATCTTCACGTGCTTCACAACCGAATATTTCCAAAGGTTATAAATATGCTGCACAAAAGGCGGCACTTAATCATTTCTCTAATAATCTAATTTACAATTCCGAAAAAAAGTTTAGAGTCTGCACATTGAATTTCGGATTAATTGAAGATGAGTTATCGAGCTTGACTTATTCTGAAATTGCTGATACAATACTATTTGTATTGAAACATAATCACTTAGAGTTTTCTGAGATAACTGTATCACACAAAGAGAATTATAGAAGTGTACAACAACAAAAAGCAAAGAGGTATACATGACAATCGAATATAACGACTTTGGTTTTACAGCTGTCGATGCAAATGAACTTGCGGCGTTGGACACAACAATTGTTGAGAAGACTACCAGTGCGGTAGAAGTGATTAAAAGATTGGATGATTTCATCCGTCCATTATTGGAGAACTTGGCTAAAGATTCTGATAAAGAATACATCTATTGGCCGAACCGTGTTGAAATCATCAATAAGAAAATTGCAGAACTTGATGAAATACAAAAAGGACTATAATTGAAAGTAAACACAAAAGCATTAAAAGAATCTATGAGTGATACGCTGTTTGGTACAGCAATAAATTTTCCACTTAATTATGTAATGGTTGCATTTGCTCTAAGCATGGAGATGAGTGCAGTACAAATGACAGTTTTTATGACTAGTTGTTTGTTTGTTTTGGCTGTAGTACGTAAGTACTACGTTAGAGTTTGGTTTGATAAAAGGAATCGATATTATGATAAAAAAAGGAGAAACGTTACCTAGTGTAACTTTCCGTACACGTGTACGTGATGAATCCATTGAAGGCCCAAATCCTTTTCGATGGGAAGATAAAACCACAGATGATTATTTCAAAGGCAAACGAGTTGTTTTGTTTGCTCTTCCTGGTGCATTCACCCCAACATGTTCGACGTATCAATTGCCTGGTTATGAAAACTCTTTTGCAGATTTTCAATCCACTGGTATTGATGCAATATACTGTCTTTCAGTTAATGATGCGTTTGTGATGAATGCTTGGAGAAAAGATCAACAATTGAAAAACGTGGAGGTGATTCCAGATGGATCAGGATTATTTACCGAAAAAGTTGGTGCACTTGTTGATAAAGATAATCTTGGCTTTGGTCGTCGTTCATGGCGTTATGCAATGGTTGTTAACGATTGTGTAGTTGAATCTTTATTTACGGAACCGAGTCAACGTGATAATGCTGATGATGACCCCTATGAGGTTTCTACACCGGAAAATGTTCTTGCGTATTGTCAGTCTCGGTTCAGAGAGTCAGATGCAGCATGAGTGATGAAATTGGACTAGATACGTATTTTGACCAGCATGTTATGGTGATTAATAATTGTATTGACTCGAACCAATGTGATCATTTGATTGACCATTTTCACCGAGCACAACATTATAATTTGACTGTCAAAAGAGATTCGGTAACAACCAATAAAATGGACGAAGCGTATATGATGAATCCAATGAACGCGCCTCTCTATGAAGAATACCATCTTCAGCCTGAGGTTGATGCAGATCTTCTACATTACGTTTCAACGGCTCTTGTTCCAGAATACTTGAAAAAATATCCAGTTCCACCATATGATTGCAGGTCGTTAGATTATGAGTCGATGTATGATTTCGAATACATAAATCCAATCGGCAAATTACAGATGACATTACCTGGTGAAGGGTATCATATATGGCATTGTGAACATGAACCTAAATTAACTAATGGTAGGTTTTTGGCGTGGGCGATATTTTTGAACGATGTTGAAGAAGGTGGTGAGACAGAATTTTTATATCAATCCTTACGATTCTCACCAAAAAAAGGACAGGGACTTATATGGCCAGCATACTTTACTCACATGCATAGAGGCAATCCACCATTAAAGGGTGAAAAGTATATTGCCACAGGATGGATTTCAGGTGTATAATTATGAACGATAAATGGAATGGTGAAGCAAGAGGTATAACAGATGTTATGGTGTCACGTATTAAAACGTGGCATCGTGACCGCAACCTCATTGAAGGGAGTACCGATAAAGACCAAGTGCTCAAACTTATGCAAGAACTTGGTGAGTTGAGTGACAGTGTTTGTAAGGGTAAAGACATTCGTGATGACTTGGGTGATATGCTAGTTGTTATGATTAATATTATGGAACGTAATGATTTGCATTTTACCGATTGCCTTGAAGTTGCTTGGGAGGATATCAAAGACAGAAAGGGCAAAATGATTGATGGTATTTTTGTGAAAGAGGAAGACTTAGATGAGTGAACACACAACAATTGATGGATTTGTTGATGCAGCTAAAAAGGGTATAGTAACAGTAGAGTTTACTAAAATCGATACGGGTGAACTACGTGTAATGCCTTGTACATTAAATTCTGTGTTGTCTGCACATAATGTTCCTGAGATTTTGGAACAGAAAGAAGAATCAGACCATATAGTTGTTTGGTGTATGGACAAAGATGCATGGCGTTCATTTCGAGTTAGTACATTAGTTAAGTGGTACGAAGGTGAACCATCAAATGGATAACAGTTTATTTTACGTGAGGGTAATGAGCAAATGACACAAACAGAATTAGATATTCCAGTAAAATTAGAACCACCATACAATGGATTGTTTTGGTGTCATATTCGAAACAACCTGTTTCGTTGGCCTGAGTATATTAGTTTTTACAAGTCTAAGAGGTTGTAATTAATGCGAATTGAGAGTGAGGTTAAACTAGATTATAGTGATGTTTTACTAAGACCAAAAAGGTCAACTGTTGGGAGTCGTTCAGAAGTTGACTTAAAACGACTTTATAAATTTCGAAATAGTGGTCAAAATTTTTCGGGAGTTCCTATCATTGCTGCCAACATGGATGGTGTTGGTACAGTTGAGATGGCAAAAAAATTATCAGAGTTTGACATGTGGACTTGTTTGACCAAATCATCAAGACCATACGATGATGGTTATTTTGGGGTCCCGAATAGCATTTTATCAATTGGTATAAGTCAAGATGATATGCATACGTTAAAGGTTTTTAGTTATGAAATTGATATTGCACAAACTAGAATACCATTCATTTGTATTGACGTTGCAAATGGTTACAGTGAATATTTTCTTAGTAAAGTTTCTGAAGTTAGGGAGATGTTTCCTAATACGACACTGATAGCTGGTAATGTTGTTACACCAGATATTACCGAAGAGTTAATTTTACGTGGTGCAGATATCGTTAAAGTTGGAATTGGTCCGGGCTCTGTTTGCACAACTCGTATCAAAACAGCTGTTGGGTACCCACAGCTTTCAGCAGTTATTGAATGTGCTGATGCAGCACATGGTCTGGGTGGACATATTATTGCTGATGGTGGTTGTACTTGTCCAGGTGATGTCGTAAAGGCATTTGCTGCTGGTGCAGATTTTGTTATGTTGGGTGGTATGCTTGCTGGACACGATGAAGGTGGTGGTGAAAGAAATCCTGATACCGGAAACCTTCTTTTTTATGGAATGAGTTCAAAGGAAGCCCAAGGTGATGATTTCAAAGATTATAGAGCTAGTGAGGGTCGTGTGGTCGAGGTCCCCTATCGAGGACCTGTTCAGCCCACCATTCAGGATATTCTTGGTGGTCTTCGTTCCGCTTGTACTTATGTGGGTGCTACTGGTCTAAAACAATTATCAAAATGCACAACATTTATCCGTGTTAATAACCAGCACAATAGAGTTTTAGAATCTTATACAGTAGGAGAATAAGTTATCTAAATAAGTGCAAAACACGGTGACAAAAATGAAAGACCAATCGGTTGCCTATGTTTATAGATTGTTTTGTGGTAAGGTTATTACCTTAGACAAGAAAGTTTCCTCTGCTGAATTGATATATACGAAAAAGGTGGACCCCAATGGCGAAAGCAAAATCGTTAAGTGCAACAAGGATAGTAAGTAAACCGAAGGGTACTTCTATTGGTGATGGTCACTTCAAAACCGCTTCTCTCAATAAACGAAAGAAAGCATCTTACAAAAAATATCGAGGGCAAGGTCGATAAAGCTTGACATTCTTATTGTAATGCGTTATGATGGTTAGATGTCAAAGTTTGACTATACTATAAAAGAATTAAATAGATTTGATGCCACTGAATTCGTTCAGAGGTATCACTATTCGCCTGTTATGCCCAGACTGACTAAACATTTTCTAGGTTTCTTTCTAGAAAATGATTTAGTTGGGGTACTCACTCTTGGGTGGGGGACTCAACCCAAAGCAACAATAAACAAAATGTTTACTGGTCTTGAATCTAAGGACTATTGGGAAATCGGTAAGATGTGTATGCATCCTGATATGCCTAAAAATAGTGAATCACAAATGTTATCTGCCACAATTAAGTGGATTAAAAAGAATCATCCAACTAAACTTTTTCTCTATACCATGGCTGATGGTATCATGGGAAAATGTGGATATGTCTATCAAGCTTCAAACTTTTACTTTGGTGAGAAATACTGGACAAATGTTTACATGATGGAAAACGGTGAGAAACTCCATCCTCGTTCGACTAAAGAACTGTGTAAAGAAAATGCATTATTCAGTAATCGTAAGAAAATTTTTTGGTTGACTTCAGATTTTATGTTGTCTAAAGGTATACGTAAAATAGATGGGTACATGTTTAGATATATCTACCCGCTTGACAAAACAGCTAAAAAAATGTTAAAATCTTCTAATCTTAATTGGTCTAGGGAATATCCTAAAGACAAAGATTTGGAATGGTGGGATGTCACCGTCCGAAAAGATAAGAAACGAATTGAACAACCATCTTTCACGTTTGAAGAGATTAAGTATAATAAAAAGAATGTTCATTCTCATCAAACTGAAACAGCAACATTAAATAAATTTTTTGAGTGAGGAAATGGTATGATTGTGATTGGTGAAAATGTTTTGAACGGTGTTAAGGGTGACCTGAAAAAGTTGCTTTCTTTCTATGATGAGGTTGGACTGAGGAAGAGTAATAAACAGTTGTCCGAGGATATTTCTGGATTGTTTGAAAACAACATCGAGAAGTTGGTTGATGGTGCAGTTGCCCCGAAGTTGGATAGTGAACCGGACATTCGTTTTAATGGTGAACCTATCGAAATCAAAACAACTAATGGTCATAACTGGAGAGGTGGTACTTTTTCAAAAAGACCTGGATATTATGTTTTTGTGAGTTGGGAAATTGTAGATGACGAACCCAGATTTTTTGTTGCTGGGACTCCACTAGTCGAATCTGATTGGCGAGGTGGTGGTGAGAATTACTATGCTACTCACTATGGCAAAAAAGAGTTGGTTGACAATAAAAATGTTACATATTTTAGCGGTGACTTGGTTGTCAATCAAGGCAAGAAAAGACGAACTATTAAAGTCGAGTATTCATGAAAAACTGGAATATAACGTATTCCAACATTTCGTTTGTTTTATTCCGGAAAGTATGCGATAATATGTTTTTAATCAATGAGGAGTGACACGCACATGTTCGTATCAAAGAGTTTGCCACCATCATCTGCTTTTGAGACCTATGCTGAGTACGTAGCGGCATATAGAGCAATTGGTCAGAAGCAGTTTGTCCCCGAAGAGTTGTATAACAAGTTGCGTAAATCACCTATCTGTGTGGTACACAGTGTAGGGTATGAAGAGTTTGAAAATGCATGGAGGAATTGAGATGGTAGATTTGATTGGTCGTTCAGTTGAGATAAACTACGGTGCGATGTATGCTCCGGTATTGGGTGTCGTAGAGAAAGACCTTCCTGAAAGTGTTTGGATTCGAACCGATGATGGTGATAGCAAACATGTTGCAAAATGGCGACTTCTGACCAACGAATACCCATTCAGTGATATCCCAACAGCTGTTGGTGTTTATTTGATTGCAAAACCCAATTCACAATCCGAGTTATTTTAACGATGACTATCCGTTTAAAACAAGAAATCACAGTTTGGGATAAAGCTCCCGAAACCCCTAATCACATTTACATCACTGATGGTGGTAAACTTGTTGGTTACATAAAAGATGGTACTACCGATGCGGTGTACTTCAATGCACCTTCGAAACAATGGTCTCCTTCTCGTCGTAAGTTTCGCGAGATTACCGGAAAAAAAGAACTTGCAAAATACAACTTCTAAAATACACAATGAGAGTTGTCTAGACACTCTCTCCAAGATGGATGATGACTCAGTTGATCTGGTTATCACTTCACCGCCGTATAATCTACGTAGACGAGTGTCCAATGGTAAACTCGTCTCACGTGGGAACAACATGTCTGAGAACTCAGCAAAGTACACTGAGTTTACCGATGACTTGACCACAGAGGATTACCTAGAGTTTCACTCAAAAGTTCTCTCCGAGTGCCTACGGGTCTCTCAGAGGGTGTTTTATAATATTGCTGTAGTTGCAGGTAGTAAACAAGCACTCTTTCAGATGATTGGTGATTATGCTGAGCACCTAAAAGATGTGATTATCTGGGACAAGGGCCATGGTGAACCCGCAATACAGGAAGGTGTACTCAATCGTCAGTTTGAGTTTATTCTTGTTTTCGAAAAGGATTATCCTATCTCTCGTAGGTTCCGAAAGAGTGTTTATTTTAAACGTGGTACTCTCTCAGACGTGTGGAAGATTCCTCGTGAAAAACACGTGAAGTCTCATGGTGCGGTGATGCCCACCAGATTGGTACGTACTATTCTGGATAACTTTAGTGCCGAAGGTGACGTTGTATATGACCCTTTCATGGGGTCTGGAACCACAGCTGTAGTATGTAAACAGATGAATCGTAACTGGATTGGGTCTGAGATAAGTCCAGATTATGTTAAACTTGCACTCGAACGTGTTGAAAATGTTGCAACTTTACATAACTTTTTTGAATAAGCATATAACAAATCGGTATAAAAAAGTTACTTTTTTGCCCTCGTAAGTTATTGATTTATCGAGGGTTTTTTTCTCTTTTAAAATCAATAACTTACGACTTGACCTACTACGGGTTATACTGTATAATTACTCTGTAATTTGATGATAAGGAATGGTTATGAGAGAGATGTTGATTGAAGGTTTCGCAGAACGTGGTTTGCAGTTGACTATCGACGCAGAGCGTCCTGTCGCTAAGTGTGTCCGTTTCACCAAACGTGCTCGTCTTGGTTACAAAATCGAGTTCAACTATCGTTTCGGTACCGTAGAACGTATGTTCGAGTACTGTGCAGACTATCTCAAACGTCTTGCTGAGACTGAGGCATACAAAGCAGAACGCAAAGCAAAACGTGTCGTTGAACGTAAAGAAGCACAGGAGAACGTCAAAGAGGGTGACATCTTCGTTGCCAGTTGGGGTTGGGAACAGACCAACGTCGATGCCTATCAGGTTGTTGCCAAGAAAGGTGCGACTGTGACTCTTCGTGAGATTGGTCTTAAGAGTATCGAAGGTAGTGAAGGTTTCATGAGTGACCTTGTTGTTCCTGTCAAAGATGCCTTCATTGGAGAAGAGTTCAAGAAGCGAATTACTGGTCGCGGTATCAGGATTAGTGACAGTCAGTTTGCAAGTCCTGCCGAAGAAGGCAAATCTTTCTACCGAAGCTGGTATGCATGAAAAAACGGAATATAATGTATTCCATCTTTTCCCTTGTTTTTATCCAAAAAGTGTGACATAATAAGTTTTTAAAGAGTGAGAGATTGATATGGGAATTTTAGTTGACATGACCACTGGTGAGTTTGTTGATACTGGTGATATTGGTAACCTTTGTGAGTATGTAAATGCTCTTAATGAGATGGAGGTTGAACACAACCTTCGTGTTTTCCTTGAAGATGATGCTTTTGCGGAGGTTGCGTAATGAAAACATATTCTAGAAATGAAGTAGGTGGTGTATATAAGGCACCTGTTTATGACCACAGTGAATACGATACAGAATTCATGGCGAATCTGTGTGGTGGTGTGCTCAGTATGCTGGGGTTGTTTGGACTCATGTTTGCACTAGTGCTTTTTGTTTAAGGGGAGAGAATGTGACTGAATATGAAATCAAAATAAAAAAGGTTATGGGCGTTACCGAATCGGTTGTCGATGCTTTTAGAAAAGGTCTTCTAAGTCCGACTGTGCTTGGTGATATTACCGATATTTTGGATGAGTATACAGATTTAATTGAGGAGACTGTGTAATGAATAGATTAGATTTGAGCGGTAAGGATGCAACAGAAATCTG